GAGCGGCGGTGAAGAGGTAGTCGCCGGTGATGATTTGATCGGCGCATTTGACCTGGCATTCGAGTCCTCGGAGGAAGGTGTACTCGATGGTGGTGAAGTCGGTGCCGTAGCAGTCCCATCGCTGGGCTTGCTGAGGTGTCCATTCAAGCTCTGGATCGGAGCTGAATGCTAGCGCGTGCGGCGGAACCGCCCGGTAAACCGCTCCGCATTCAAGCATGATGGTGCAGCCCCACATCCGACCTGGGATGGATACTAGGCCGAACCAGACGCAGGGGATAAACCCGGTGCGGCTGGAGATGAAACGGGCATCGACGAAGCAGTATTGATGGTGAGGCAGTTGGCCTGCTTGTGAGTAGATCATGGTTTCTCGGTAGTAAGCGACTTGATGTATCGGTTCCTCTCAGCCGGTTTGGCGTCGATGATGTACTGCAAAGCTCCGCAAGCATTCACGCTCGCAGTGTGTTCCCAGTCCTCTTCGTTGTCGTAGTACTCATGCCACCGCTCGCTGGGTGCGACGACGATTTGCTTGGTTCTCTTGTGGCGGAACACGAATGCGGCAGGACCGATTGGTACGATCATTACTCCTCCCTCACTTTGCCGGTGTCTGGGTCAACGATTCCAAGACTGATGGCGTTGAATAGGATCGTGTTGCCGCAGTTACGACAGGAAACTAGTATCAGTGGAGCAATAGCCGCACCGGGACAGTGGTTTCCTTCGTTGTATTGCTGCACCTGATGGATGCCCGAGATGTCCCATCGGGTACTTTTAGAGCAGATTGGACATGGCCTGCCTCCAGTCCAGACTTCATTGATCCTCCGAATTATGAGGCTATTTTGTGATTCGTTGAGTTTCATCTTCCCTCCAACCATTTTTCGAGGTCATGGAGTTCGTCCACTTTGGCTTCGAGTTCTTTGATGCGGTCGTTGAGACGATTGAGTTCGCGCACGATGCCGCGTGGACGTACGTCGCTTAGGGACTTACCTTCTGGAGTCTTGATGCTGAATCCATTCAGTGGAGGCATTCGGAACAACACGATGTGTGTGTAGCGGCTCACAACTTTACCTCCTTCTCATTCCACAGCAGCAGATCCGCTCGCAATGCGTCGTTCTCGGTTTCGAGTTGCTTGATGCGCTGCTTCTGCTCCTCGCAGTCTTTGCGAAGGTGAAAGTTGGATTCACGGAGTCTCTGAATCTCGTCGAGCAAATGCTCATTGTGTTCGTATTCACTCACAGCTTGGCCTCCTTTATCTGTTGTAATTCGCTTTTCCTTTTCATATAAAAAAGCATTGGTACAAACGGCCATGCTGTAAGCAAAATTACAGCTCCCAAAATCAGCAATGCCGCAATGACTGGCGTTATAAAAAAACCACCCAAAGCGAACCAACCTGGTGTTAATGGATATTTATATTGCTTGCTCACAGCTTGTCCTCCTTGGCTTCTGTCCAAATTCTCACTCTGGCCGCATATTCAAGGGGGTAGATTGCTTCATCCCCACCCTCCTCCAGCCGCTTGATGCGGGTCAGTAGCTTGGGGGCTTCCCGCTGAATTACCTTTCGATGAGACTCTCCCAGCTTTCCTCCAAGCATTGTTGCGACGGCGTTGGCGTCCCATTCGCGTTCAACCGCCAATGCCGACTCCTTCCATTCCTCCAGCCGCTTGATGCGCCTTTCAAGTTCTCCATTTGAATTTAGCAACCCAGCTTCATTTGAACGGAGTTCGTTTAATTCCTCCTCCAACCGCTTGATGCGTTGGTTGAGTTTTCTGTTCTCATTTAGCAGTTCGTCACGATGATCTGCTATCTCATCAATGATGCTTGATTTTGGTAGATTCACGGCTTGTCCTCCTTTTTAATTAGACTGAACAGTTCATCTCTTACGCGAAATTTTACGACCGCCTCAACCAATCCTCCGTCAGACGATTCTCTCGCTTGTTCAGATTTTGCGTCGATTGCCGCGTCAATGTATTCCAATAGTTTGGTCAGTAGTTCTTCGTTCATATCTTTGCATTCCTAGCTAGTATTTTATCAGCCATCGCTGTGCAGTCCCTGTTTCCGTAGAATCGAAGCACTTCGACCTCACGCTCCAACCGTTTGATGTGGTCTTGAAGCCGCAGGTTTGCTTCATCCAACAATTGCTGCTGCCGGATGATTGCGTTGGACGCGGTGAGTTCGCGTTCCAGCCTCCTGCACAGCATACCCAGATCGGCTACGTTGTGAGGAGTCGAATCTGATATCGGTGTATCGCTCATTTCGCCTCCCCCCTCGCTTTGAGCATCGCGTCGGCTATTTCGTAAGCCATAATCGCGCTCTGGTTTATGTTGTTGTACCATCCCACTTCATTGATTGCCTTCGCCGCGAAGTAGTCGCGCAGGGTCATGCCTTCTCCGGTGGAGTAGAAACCATTTGAATGCTGGCTAGGAGGGGAAGGGAAAGCACTTCCTCCGTCGTTGATTGGTTGGTTGGTCATTTGGTTTCCTCCCCTTCGAGGTACTGCACCACCGCCTGATCGGCGACGTATTGTAGTTTGTAGCCTTTGCGCTTTGCGTATTCCTTCAGTCTCCGATGCGTGTCGTCTGACACGACAAACATCTTAGCAACGGGACGTTTGGGTTTGGGTTTGTTCATTTTATTCGCTCGTAATTGCTTCGTGAATGACCTGGAAATGCTCGGCAAAAATGCCGTCTCGAATGGCCAGCGCGATCTGGCGGTGTTCCTTCTGCGTACCCTTCGCGCAACGCTGCTCGAAGTAATGAATCCATGAGCGGATGTTTCCAGTCATGTACAGCGTTGTTTGCGTGCAGAGCGGAAGAACCATGCGAGCGGTTTCTCGGCTAACACCCTCCTGGAGGAGCTGGCGATAGATCTTGAACGCAAGATCAACAGACTTGGCCACCGCGTCGTACGCCCAGTCTTGATCGAACGAATCGCCACTTCCCTGGCGGTTGACTCGATCCTGAGTGCGAAGTTCGACCGGCTCCGGCGAATCACTCGGCGCATACCGTTGTGAAAATTCTTGGAAGCAGAACGAGCGATGGCGAATAATCTGAGCAGAGATAGCACGACTCGTCTGAATCTCGACGGTCATACTGGCCTGCTCGAAAATGCTCCAGTGGCCGTTCTTGATGCAGTAGGCCAGTAGTTTCGGAGCGGTGAGCAGACTCATCTGGTTCGACGGATTGCTGACACGGGCGGCGAACGTGATGAAGTCGGATGCGGTCATTGTGCCGTCGCCGACAAGGGGTTTTGTGATTGCTGCGATTTTGACTTTCATGGATGCGAATTGGATGCGTTGGGATTGAATGATCGTGCGTTGTCTGGGAATGCGCACCCCTCCCTGTTTTGGACTAGAACGGTTTCTCCTCGGATTCTGAGGCGGCGACAGGCTTCATGCTCTTAACATCAAAGGCCGTCTTGTTCTCGCCATTCTGTTCGTACTTCCTGCTTTTGACGGTGATGACCAGCTCAAGACCAATCATTGAGCGCAGGAAGTTGGCATAGCTGCCCTTGACGCCAAGGAAGTCCACCTCGGTTCCATCCGGCACATTGTGGTTGGTGGCGGCAACCAACTGGTTGACGCGGAACCAGACATTCTCCTGGTTGATAAAACGGTCGGCGATGCTCGATCCGTCCTCGGTTGCGAATGTCACCTTGCAGACCTCACGGCCCTTTGCATCGAGCGTTTCCTCGACCTTCATCACGGTGACGGTGTACTCGCCTTCAGCGTTGATGTAGCTGCCTCCGGCGTCCTTACGATTGACTTTGAACATATTGTTTTAGGGATTTGGATTGTGGTCTAACTCTCGGATTTATTCAGCACCCATTTCGGGCATGAAAGTGTTTGTGTCGCAGTCGGATAGGCTGGCCAACTGTCTAGTGCGCGGCACTCGTGGAGCATTGAGATGGCTTTACGCCTCAGATTCTCACCCGCCTGAAGCCACTCGATGTCCAGCTTGTAGATGCCGATGGCATACGGCGCTTTGCGTTCCACGGCGACGAAGATGAAGTTCTCCGCTCCGGTCATCGCCAGATAGTGAGCGGCCTGGATGTGGTAGCCGAACGAGGTGACGGTCCTTGAGAACGCTTCAGCCGAAGCGTCGTCGGTTGTTTTAACATCGACCAGCGTGTCGTTATCGACCCAAAGATCAGGACGAGCTTTGAGAGGTAGGCCAGTCTCCTCATCTTGAGCGAAGACACTCGCCTCGATCTTGTGCGGCAGGTTGATGATGTCCCAGAACGGATGGCGGCGGACGCTGTTCGCTACGCCCTGGACATCGATGTCCTCGGCGTGAGTTAGATGAATGCGGCTCTTGTGCTGCTCCTTCCACGCTTTGCCCTCCTTGGTCCGACCGTCGATGTCCGGTGGAATCACGGCGACGACTTGAGAGTACAGTTGCGGTTCGAGAACAGCGGTATGAATCGCCGTGCCAAGCTGCATGGCTTTCGTCGGCTCCTGATGCTCATCCAAAGCGGCTTTGTAATGCGCCGGTGACTTGAGGATCTTGGTCATCATCGACTTTGAGAGAGCGTCAACGGCGTGATATTGGGCCGCTGGCATGTCGAGGTTGATGTGGCGGTTTAGAATGCTCATTCGATGGTCGGGCTGGAGAACGCTTTGGCCTTGGAGATGAAGCTGTCAGGATCGGATACGATCATGTTGGCCACCTTGGTGCTGACATCGCGGAAGTTCTGACCTTCCTTGATGAGGTTCTTGCTGAGCAGGAACGCATTGGCGATGTCGCTGTGCGGTTCGAGGATTTGCTCCAGCTTGTCTGTCAGCGAGAAGGTCGATTCCGGCGTCA